GCCGCCGCATCGGGTGATAGTGGCAACGCCGCCGCATCCGGTAGGAGTGGCAACGCCGCCGCATCGGGTGATAGTGGCAACGCCGCCGCATCCGGCTGGAGGGGCAACGCCGCCGCATCCGGTGATCTGGGCAACGCCGCCGCATCGGGTGAGAGGGGCAACGCCGCCGCATCCGGTAGGAGTGGCAACGCCGCCGCATCCGGTGAGAGGGGGACGGCAGTTGCCACAGGAGAACAAGGAAGCTCCTCAGCCAACGGCGAGCAGTGCTTGGCTGTGGCGTGGGGCAAGGATAGCCGTGCTAAGGGCAAACTGGGAACATGGCTGGTGGTGACCGAATACGACAGCGGGATGATCCTGAATGCCAAGTTGGTGCAGGTGGACGGCTTGACCGTCAAGGAGGAAACGTGGTACACGCTCAAAAACGGGGAGATGGTGGAGGCTTGAAGGACTGGAGCAGATGCCGGGCGTGCCGGTACGGAATGACCGGGCCGAACCGGATGTGGACCTGCAACTACGCAGAGATGGTGGGCAAGTGCAAGCCCCGGCCCCTGTGGGACGAGGAGGGCAAGTGCTGGAGCTATCAGCCAAGGAGGCGACGGAAGAAATGCGGGTATACCGCTGCGTGACGAAGGACAGGTACCGGCTGCCGGTGGCGCAGGCGGACAGCATGGGAGAACTGGCGGCGCTGATCGGGCGCAGCTATGGAACGGTTCGGCGGGCCATGGAGGCCGTGTACCGGGGGCAGAGGACAAGCGGCCCATATGAATACGTAGATCTAAGCGACGAGGAGGAAGAAGAGGATGTATTTGTGTCAGTACTGCGGCGAGGTGTTTGACGAGCCTGCGGTGGAGGAGGAAAAGGACGTGGGCTACCACGGGCTGAGCTGCCCCAAGTGCGGCGAGGCGCTGGGGCCGCTTTCGGAGCTGGAGGCGAGGCCCTGCCCTCTTTGCAGCGGGTGGCGCTGGAAGAACGAGGCGGCCTGCGGGACGTGCCGGGAGAACACCCGGCGGCATTTCCGGTGGCTGATGAAGGCAGGCTTCGGGCGGACGGAGATGGAGGTCATCGACCAGCTGCTGGAGGGAAACAGCCTGATGGACGTGATCGGAGAGGACAAGAAGGAGGAGAAGGAGAAATGCTGAAGCCTTTTAACGAACTGGTGAAACTGGATGTGCGGCCCCTGTGCGGGTTCCGGGACGCCAAGGACGAGCGGGAGAACACGGTGAAGGTGCTTTATCTGGGCTGGGCCAACTGCGTGAAGCTGCTGCACGAGAACGGAGCGGAGAGCGTTTGGTACGCTCCCCGGCGCTGCCCGGAGACCAACAGCTACCTGTGGCCACAGGCCAAGGTGACCACCAGCAAGGGGAGAGTGACGGAGTGCTGGTTCGTGTCGGTGGAGATCCACATTGACGAGAACGTCTTTTCCTACGATATGCCGCTGCTGAATGGTTCGCTGGTGGTGTATGAGGACACGCTGAACCAGCTGCGGATCAACAATGCGCTGGCCAGAGCCTTTGTCAAAGGCGTGGCGGTGCGGACGGGTCTGGGCTTTGACCTGTGGGCCGCCGGGGACGGCGACGACGGGGAGGAGGATCTGTCGAGGCACAGTATCTACGCCGTGAAGGAGCGGCTGGAGCGGCTGATTACCAGCAAGGAGCAGGGGGGACTTTCCCACCGGGATCTGCTGGCGCAGCTGGGCATCAACGACAAGCAGATGGCCACCATGATGGGGTGGTTCGACAAGCTGGGGAGCCTTGAAAAGGCGGTGAGCCGACTGTGATCCACGACCACGACCGCAGCGGCTGGATCGGGGCCTCGGACACGTCCAAGGTCATGGGCCGGTGGGACACGGAGACCTTCCGAAAATGGTGGAGCGTGAAGCTGGGCATCCGGCAGGAGACCTTCACCACCCCGGCCATGCAGGCGGGGACGGCCTATGAGGGGAAGATCCTGGATGCGCTGGGCATCCGCACCAGAGACCGGCAGGTACGAATCCACGGGCTGCGGCTGCGGGTGAACTACGACGGCGAGGATGCCCGGCTCATCACGGAGGTCAAGACCCACAGCAAGGCGGAATTTCGGGTGAGCAAGGAATACTGGCAGCAGTGTCAGGTGGAGATGCTGGCAAGCGGATGGGGGCTGCGGCGGCGGAAGGAGTGCCGCATTGCAGCCTACCGGATGACGGAGGCGGAGATCCAGAACTACTTCCTTCCCATCGACATGGGGCGCATGAGTTTTCATCCCATCCCCTATGACGAGGAATGGGTGGAGCGGGCGTATCTGCCGAGGCTGCGGTACTTGGCAAAGTGCCTGAAAACGGGGCAATGGCCCAGAGAGGAGGCGGTGCAGCCATGACGGAGGTCAGCGTGCTGGAGGCCAAATGGATGCAGGACGGGGCGGGAGACTGGCTGTGCCTGCGGGTGCCGACGGCGCTTTCCGCCATGGATGTGGTGGACGAGCTGCAGCCGGGGAAGGAATATCGGGCGCAGATCAAGCGCAAGGGCCGGAGCCTCGATGCCAACGCCTACTGCTGGGTGCTGATGGACAAGCTGGCGGCGCATTACGGGGCCACCAAGGAGGGCATCTATCAGGAGGAGATCCGGCAGATCGCCGGGGTCAGCGACATCGTATGCGTGCAGGAAAAGGCGGCGGACGAGCTGATGCGCCGGTGGAGCGGACGGGGGCTGGGCTGGATGGCGGAAAAGGCACCCAGCAAGCTCCAAGGCTGCGCCAACGTGACGCTGTGGTACGGTTCCTCCACCTACGACACGGAACAGATGGCCCGGCTCATTGACCGGGTGGTGGAGGACTGCCGGGAGGCGGGGATCGAGACCATGACCCCGCAGCAGCTGGCGGCGCTGAAATCCCAATGGGGGGAGGCGCAGCCCATTGGATGAGAGACGATGCTTTTTATGTGGGCGAAACGGGGCGGAGGATCCGCTGGACCTGCACCACATCTTCGGCGGCGCATACCGGAAAAAGAGCGAGAAATACGGCCTTGTGGTGTATTTGTGCCACAGGAGGTGCCACATCTTCGCACCCAGCGCCGTACACCAGAGCACAGGGCAGATGCAGCGCCTGAAGCGCTACGGCCAGTTAAAGGCCATGCAGGAACAGAGATGGACGGAAGATGACTTCCGCCGTGAATTTGGAAAAAGCTATTTGTAAGGAGGAAAACGATGGTAAACAGAATGATTTTGCAGGGGCGGCTTTGCTCTGACCCCGAATTGCGCCGCACCAACAGCGGAACAGCGGTGTGCAGTTTCCGTGTGGCATGGAGCGAGAAGGTAAAGGACAGAGAAACGAAGCTGTTTCTCCCCTGCGTGGCATGGCAGAGCACGGCGGAGATGATTTGCAAGCACTTTGCTAAGGGCAAGGAGATCGTCGTGGAGGGCAAACTTTCCAGCCGGGAATACGAGGATAACAGCGGCAACAAGCGCACGGTGGTGGAGCTGACGGCGGACCGGGTACATTTCTGCGGCAGCAAGGACAGCGCACCACAGAAGCCCGCACAGACATTCGAGGAGATTTCCGAGGACGACGGCGATTTTCCGTTTTAAGGCGGTGCGCCGATGCCGAACAGAATCATACGCGAGAGCATCTGCACCAGCGACAGCATAGATGGGCTTTCGTGGTTCGAGGAGGTCTTGTTCTATCGGCTGATTGTTTCTTGCGATGATTTCGGACGCTATGACGGACGGGCCGCAATTATCAAAAACAGGCTATTCCCTTTGAAAGAAAATCTTACTCTGAAAACTGTAGAAAACGCCCTTCATGGACTGGCGAGTGCTGGATTGGTTGCCCTTTATACTTCACAGGGCAAGCGCTTCCTCTACCTACCAACATGGGGTAAGTATCAGAACCAGAGAGCAAAGGAAAGCAAATATCCTGAGCCTGTAGAGCCTACGCAAGCAGATGAAATCATTTGCAAACAAATGAATGCAGATGTTCCCGTATTCGAGAATCGAGAATCGGGAATCGATATACGAGAATCGAGAAGCGAGAATAATGCGCGCGAGGCGCGCTTCTCTCCGCCTTCTTTGGCCGAAGTTCAGGCTTATATCTCCGAACGGGGGTCTGCGGTTGACGCACAGCAGTTCGTTGATTTCTACGCCAGCAAGGGATGGATGGTTGGGAAAAACCGCATGAAGGACTGGAAGGCTGCCATCAGAACATGGGAGAAGCGCAGAAAGGAGGAAGCCGGTGAACAGCCAACAAAGCAAGAATACCATGTCGGAACATGGCTGTGACATCTGCGGCGGGCTGGGCTACACCGTCCGGCGCACGGAAAGCGGCAAACTGGTGAGTAGAACCTGCAAATGTGAGATCATTCGTCGGAATAGGCTTCGCATGGAGCGTTCCGGACTTCTGGGACTGCTGGATAGCTGCACCTTTGAGTCGTTCCAAACTCAGGAGTATTGGCAACGGGCCGCAAAGCAAGCGGCGGAGAAGTATTTGACCGACTGGAAAGGCAAGTGGTTTTTCATCGGCGGCTCTCCCGGCACTGGGAAAACACACCTGTGTACGGCGATTTGCGCCAAGCTGATGGACGGAGGAATCCCAGTGCGGTATGTGCAATGGAGGGGAGATATTCCGGCAATCAAGGCAAAGACCAACGATGCTGAAGCATACGCCGAAGCCATGCAGCCGCTGAAAACCGTCCGTGCGCTGTATATCGACGATTTTCTCAAGGGGAGCGTAACGGATGCCGACAAAAACATCGCCTTTGACCTGCTGAATGCCAGGTATATCAACCCGGATGCAATCACGATCATCTCCACGGAGCTGACCATTGACCGCATTTTGAGCTGGGACGAGGCAATCGGGAGCAGGATCAACCAGAGGGCGAAGGATTATATGCTGAACATCGGGAAAAAGCAGAATTGGAGGCTGAAATGACCACATTACGCATGATTCCCGGCATTACATACACCCGGAAAAACCTTGAAGCATTGACCGGTATGCCGGACAGAGAGAACCGCCGGATGATACGGGAGCAGAGGCGGCAGGGTGTGCCTATCGTTGCCATGAAAGACGGCGGCTACAAGCTGGCGGAAACGGAGGAAGAAAAGCAAGCCTTACTTTCCATGTACCGCAAGCGGGCATTGGACGAGCTGGGGACATACCGACGCCTTGAAAAGGCCATGCAGGTTGACGGGCAGATGGAGATGGGAGACGGAAATGGCTGAACTGCACTTTACCATCGACAATCAGCTATATTGAGTGTGGACACAGCACCGCATCGGTGTGGGTGCTGGCACATATCTGTGATGCGCTTGGGGTATCTATGCAATGGATGGTATACGGGAGAGGAAGAAAATGAGCAGAAAGAGCATATTTACAGTTGCCGGAGGTGCGGCCCTTGGTCTGCTGTTTGCCGCCGGGATATTGTGGGTGGAGCTACTTGCCGCAGAAGCGGAATATGTGGAGGAGCAAGAACCCGTTTCCCCGCCGGTGGCGGAAGTAATCCGCCAAGAAACGCCGCAGGAAGCCGCCTACACGAACGAAAGCACCATGACCGTGACAGCATACTGCCCATGCGAAAAATGCTGTGGAGCGTATTCAAACGGCTATACAGCCACAGGAGCGAAAGCCACACAGGGCGTGACCATCGCAACGGACCCGGATGTTATCCCGATGGGTACGGAGGTTGAGATTGATGGGCATATCTACATAGCGCAGGATGTGGGAGGAGCAATCAGCGGAAACCGCATTGACCTGTACTTTGATAGCCACGAGGACGCCCTGCAGTGGGGTGTCCAGGAAAAGATCGTGAGGTGGAGCGAATGAATCAAATCGCGCTGAACGTAGACTGCATGGAGTATATGCAGGCGCTACCGGATAAAGCATTTGATCTTGCCATTGTTGACCCACCGTATGGAATTAGCATTCATGATAGTGGCCGATTGAAAAAATACAATGCCACTGAAACAAGATGGGACGATGCGACTCCGGGTGATGTGTATTTTAGCGAATTAAAAAGATGCAGCAAAAACCAAATAATATGGGGGGGAAATTATTACGATCTTCCGCCTTGTAGGGGATTTGTTATTTGGGACAAAAAGCAACCGGAAGATATTTCTTTTGCATCTTGCGAATTTGCATGGACTTCTTTCGATACATCTGCGAGAACTTTTTATTACTCGCCGTTGCAAGAAAAGGGGCAAAGAATACATCCAACGCAAAAGCCCGTGGCATTGTACGAGTGGCTGCTGATGAAGTACGCCAAAGAAGGCTGGCGCATACTGGATACACACTTGGGCAGTGGAAGCAGCAGGATAGCGGCTTACAACCTCGGCTTTGAGTTTGTGGGGTGCGAGATCGAACCGACATATTTCCAACTGCAAGAACAGCGGTTTGCGGATCATACGGCGCAAGAAAGGATGTGGTAGGAATGAAAAGCCCCTGTGTGAAGGATTGCCCGGACAGGCTCCCATGCGGGGCCTGCCGGAAGAGCTGCGAGGCGTTCCGGGCGTATGAGGCCCAGCGGCTGGAGGAAAAGCCCTGGGTGGATCAAGCCAACACCGCCGCCCGGGAGCGCTATGTGCGGCATAGCGCAAGGTTTGCAAAGGCCGGGAAAAGACATATGAGATAGGAGGTTGACAATATGGATGCTGTGAAGTTTATTGAGGAGCGGAACAGAATGTGCGGCACCATGAGTGAGGTGTGGGGCGTTGATGCGGCGCAAATTGTGAAGAACACCGAGGAATGGTCTGCTGCACACCCGCGTAAGACCAGACAGAGCGTGTTTCTGGAGCAATACCCGGAGGCGAGAATTGGAAATCATGGCGTGCTGCTGGTATGCCCCTGCCCAATTTCTGCATCGCACAGGAACGCAGGTGGCGGCTGCGCAACCATTGGTCGCAGATGCGACGACTGTCGTAAAGAATATTGGATGCAGGAGGTGGAGTGATGGAACGACTGACGAAGCGCGACACCGATGGACAGGCAATGATGGACTGCCAGAAGTGCGAAGCGGATTGGATGGGTAAGCATGGTAAGCCGATGGCTGACTGCACTGCACTGTATTGCCGCAATCGTTTGTTAGACCGGCTGGTGAAATACGAGGACACGTGGATGGAACCAGAGGAAATCACGGCAATGCAGCACACATTGGATGAGTACCACAAGGTAGCTGACCCATTGCTAAGGGCACAGGCTGACGGGCGGTTGGTGGTGCTGCCATTTACCAGTGGGCGCACTTTGCTATCCAAGGACATTGACAGTCCGCGACTTATGAAGGATGTAGAGCTTGCAATTAGCTATTGTAGCAGTTGCGGAATTGTGTTTCACATGGGTTACAATGTGTTCTGCGATCTGGTGAAACATGGGAGAATTACTGCGGTAAGCGAGGAGGCGGAGAAAGCATTGGAGGCGATGAATAATGGCTGAATATCATGTTGGATGCGGCGCATTTGGGATTTACGCGGGTACACTAAACAGTAAGAACAAGAACCTATGGCAGAACAAAACGGAGTGCACCGATGAAGCCTTATGTGCTGTGCGCGACTATTTAATACAGGAATGTCTTGGTGGTCTGCACGGTGACAAGTCCTCTGGCGGCTATGAGTGGACGTTAAAAGACGGGAGAGTTGCCAAACTGCTTGTGGCGATTGAGAACGGAGGTGACAACGATGCCTGATTGTAAGGCGTGTGGAAAGTGGTTTGCTACAATGGAGCAGTGCGAGTTGTGCCCGACTTGCGAAAGAGCGTTAGAACGACTGCGCAACTACGCTGCCCCGGTGGTGCACGGGCGGTGGGAATACATCCAGCAAACGCTTAACACGCTCAGTCAGCTTAGGTGTTCGTTTTGTGGGTGGTGGTCTCTTGACCCGTCTATTGATGGTGCCTACAACTACTGCCCCAACTGCGGGGCAAAGATGGACGGAGGTGACGGCGATGCGGCTGATTGACGTTGATGAAGCATTGAGACTGTTTGACGAAGAATACAAGGAAACGAACGAATTGATACACAACGGTGAAACTCATCTTGATAATCTTGCCGAGGGATTTGCAGAAGCATATCACATAATCAAGTATGATCTTCCAACCGTTGACGCTGTGGAAGTGGTGCGGTGCAAGGACTGCAAGTACAGTTGCAAAGATGGAAATGGACGTTCCTGCGAAGGCTATTGGTATGAGCTGAGCGAGTACGATGTCACAGTAAAGGACGATGACTTTTGCAGCTACGGAGAAGGGAAGGACTATGATTAAAGACAGCGGAGAAAGAACAAAGTTTCCAAGCGGAGCACTCCGGGATATGCACACGGGCAAGGGACGGATGGATTTGCTCCCTTGGTTGGCTATCATGGAAGTGTCGAAGCACTGCGAGGCGGGTGCTTTGAAATACGGGGAGCATAATGTCGATAAAGGAATCCCAACCCACAGTCTGTTAGATTCCGCCATTCGCCACGCAGCAAAATATTTGGCGGGCTATGTAGATGAGCCGCACCTTGTAGCTGCGGCGTGGAACCTACTGTGGGCGATCGAGATGGAGATTGTCCATCCTGAATGCGTGGACACTCCGTGGAGGGCAGCCGATGGCGAATAAAGACGCAATGCTGGAAGCCTTGGAGGAAATCGAGAACGGTATGTGCCGCATTAAGGAGCGACGGAGCATTTGGCAGAATAGCCTTGTATATGCACTCTGCCAAGCTGTGCGGCTGCTTCTGATGGACAAGATCAAGGAGGGACGGAAATGAGAATTGACGGCAAAACCCTGCCCAACAACCCCATGAAAGCGTACCAGCAGGGAAAGCTGATAGGGACAAAGCAGAATATGGATTTGGTATCCGAAGTGCTGCTTACAAAGTTTGGATTCCATGTGCTGGAGGAAACGCCGGACAGTCACGATACCATGAGCATTGAGTATCTGCAAAAGTGCCTTGTGAAGCTGGTGAATGCAAAGAACAGCGGCTATGTGACCAAGAAAGACATTGCGGACGCTCTGCGGAGCGACTACAAACTAATCAACAACGCAGAGTGAGGAGGCGGGCATGAGCCGAAAACAAACACTGTCGTATGATGTGCGGCTTGAGTGCATCGCCTATGTCAGAGGTTATCCTCGGAGAGTACAGGCATACAACGATGCGCGGAGAGAGATACTGAGCGGCGGAAGCAGTGCAACGGAGGGAATGCCCCACTCTCCAGGCATTGGTAGGCCGTCCGAAAGCAAGGCGGAGCAGCTTGCCGCCATAGAAAACTGGCCGGAAACCAAGAAAATGCGGGCAGTGGAATACGCCATAGATCGATGTGGGCGGGATTTGGAGAGTGAGAGCATCCGCAAACAGCTTACACAGGGGATCATGCGCAACTGTCAGGGCAAGCACAAGTATTCCCGCAACAAGATTGTTGTTCCGGGGATAAGCGAAGCAACATTCCGCCGGAGAAAAGAAAGATTCCTGTTCGACATTGCTACATATTGTGGTTTCGCAGGAAAAGATGAGCCAAATTCCACCTAATGATGTGCTACAATAGGTACAGTGGATGATAAGGCATAGTCATCCACCCGTCTTTCCACTCAACCCGTTTCCTCCATCTTATGCGCCGCCGGTATTGGGCGCACCTTTTGGCACCGAAAGGTCATACCGGCACAAACAGCCTGTAGGGAAACCTACGGGCTGTTGTTATATGCCGTGCGCTCGTTGCACCCCGCGATCAGGGGCGGGAGGTCGCACCTCCCACACGGCACAAATATATGCGGGCGGAAGCTGGGAGGAATCAACTCCGATAGTAAAATTTCGGGTTCGCAGGTTCGAATCCTGTCGCCTGCACAAGAGGCCGGGTAGCACCCGGACACTGTGAGACCGTTGTCGTCATGGCTCACATGAAAATGACAATGCTTGCTGAAAACTGCGCGTGAGGATGCGTCCTCCTTGCCATGACCGAACAGCGGCGCTTGAGATGCTTGCGGGGCCTCAAGCGGGCATGAGCGTGTGACAATCTAAGCGGGAAGACGGCCAATATGCGGCATAGGTGCCCCGTAAGGGGAGACCACAGCGAGTGACGGGGACTTTCCCCGAAGCGCTAAAGCAGGGCAGGACTGCAATGCCGTACCATCCCGGCCAGCGGGCGAGGAAGCGTAAAAAGCTAAGTATCAGGCGGCTGGTATAATTGCCAAGTTCCTGATGGCTGGTAGGAGGACGCAGCGCAGCCGGGAGCCGATAAAAAAGATCTTGCGTACCATGTTTGGCTCGGGGAGAGCCGGACACGCAAGATGTGTATGCCCGTTAGGGCGGGTAAAGTCTGCTATGTAAGGCCAAGGGGTGGGGGCTGGTAGCAAAACAGGAGGAAAGCATGGAAATCACAAAACGGCGGCTTGCAGATATTGTGCCGTATGCCGCAAACGCAAAAAGCATGATAAGAGGCAAATCAACAATGTTGCGGAGAGCATCAAGCAATACGGATTTGTGCAGCCGATTGTGATTGACCGTGACGGTGTGATCATAATCGGTCACTGCCGCGCTCTGGCGGCGAGAAAGCTGACTGCGAGAAAGGAGGGCGCGTATGGCAAGGCCAAGAAAGGAAATAGATCAGAAGCAGTTCGAGAACCTCTGCGGCCTGCAATGCACGCTTGAGGAAATCTGCGGCTGGTTTGATGTATGCTCGGACACATTGGAAACATGGTGCAAACGAACCTATAAGAGAAGTTTTTCGGAAGTTTTTGCGCAAAAGCGAGGAGCGGGGAAAATTTCACTGCGTCGGAGCCAGTGGCAGCTTGCGGCAAAGAACGCAAGCATGGCGATTTGGCTGGGGAAACAGTACCTTGGGCAGCGCGATATTGTGGAGCTGGGTTTACCGACTGACAACACGCAGGATGACGCATTGAGTGTGAGCCTGCGTGAAATGGCAAAGGAGCTTGAGAGCGATGATTAAGATTTACGGTTGCAGCGATGACCTTGTGGAAATTTACGGTAGCGTTTACAAAGAAGACGAAATCGGCTGTTTTGACCATGATGTTCGTATCCGTTTTTTTGATGGGACGATTATCCGTATTGGCTATCCCAAAAAGGACTTAGGCGGTTGGTGGATTGAGGTTGAAAAACAAGGGACGGCAAAACAGGCGTTGACATTATGTGATAACGAAGATGACGATATTTATAGTGACATCTTCGAAATTGACGCGGAGATTAAAAGCCATTCTGTGATTAAGCAGAAATATCCGGACAGACCATGATTAGCCACAAGCAGAAAAAAATCCTCGCATTTCCATACAGCCGCTATGATGCCTTGATATGTGACGGTGCCGTGCGTTCCGGCAAGACCTCTATCATGATGTGGGCGTTTGTCCGCTGGGCGATGGAGAATTTTAGCGGTCAGCGCTTTGGCGTGTGTGGCCGAACGGTGGACAGCTGCACCAAGAACATCATCGTGCCGTTCACGGCGATGAGCCTTGCAAAGGAACGCTATATCATCCGCTGGCGGCGCGGCGACAAGGTGATGGAAGTGCGGCGCGGCGCCGTGACGAATTACTTCGAGGTGTTCGGCGGCAAGGACGAGGCAAGCTACACGCTGATTCAAGGCCGCACGCTGGCGGGGGTGCTGCTGGACGAGGTGGTGCTGATGCCGCGTTCGTTTGTGGAACAGGCGCTTGCGCGTTGTTCCGTTGACGGTGCGCGGTTGTGGTTCTCCTGTAACCCAGGCAGTCCACATCACTGGTTCTATCAGGAGTGGATCAAGCGAAGCCGTGAGCGCAATGCACTGTATCTACACTTTGAAATGACGGACAACCCCGGCCTGAGCAAGCGCACCCTCGAACGGTACGAGAATATGTATGCCGGTATATTTTATGACCGGTATGTGCGCGGCCTGTGGGTAGCGGCAGAGGGCATCGTTTATAAGGACTTTGCCAACGATACAGAAAAGTATTTGATCGGAGACCCTTTGGAGTGGGCCAAGCAAAACGGCACCAGCTTCTCAATCATTTCAATTGGCGTTGACTTCGGTGGTACAAAGTCCGCAACGAAATTTCAAGCCACCGGGATCACAAAAGATTTCCGTGTTGTGGCATTGGAAGAAGAATACATCAAAAACGAAGAGATTGACCCGAATGCATTAAACCGGCGTTTTGCTACGTTCTGCCAGCTGATAACGTCAAAGTATGGTTACAGCCAGACACGAGCGGATAGTGCGGAAACGGTGCTAATTCGGGGGTTAGATCATACCGCACAAAAAATGCACCTCGGGACGCAGGTCAAGAATGCAATGAAACTGCAAATCACAGATAGAATTAGGCTTGTGGTGCTGCTAATGAAACAGGGGCGTTTTAAGGTTTCGCGCAACTGCCCGCATCTGATCGATGCAATGCAAACCGCGATTTATGATCCTGATAAATTTGAGGACGAGCGCTTGGATGACGGCACGTCCGACATCGACAGCTTGGATGCTTTTGAGTACAGCATTGAGCCTTATTACAAAGACCTGGAACGTGCCGGTCACATGATGGGACGGTGAAATAGTGAATATTCGGAGAGCATTAAAGGATCTCGGGTTTGACACGGTCGGCAATAAATTCTATTCCCTGATCGACCTGTGGAACGCGTGGTATAAGGGAAACGTTGAAGATTTCCACAGCTATACGGTGTGGAATGGGATTGAAGAGCTGGAGTGCCACCGGTATTCGGTGGGAATGGGAAAGAAAGTCTGCGAGGACTGGGCCAACCTCCTAATGAACGAGCGAGTCAACATCACGCTCGAAGGCAAACAGGAACAGGAATTTATCGATACTGTTTTTGCCGATAACAACTGGGAGGTCAAGGCTAACGAATCGCAGGAGCGCAAAGCGGCAGTAGGAACCGTTGCGTATGTGCCGGTGATGGAAGGCATGGGAATTAACCCAGATACGGCAGAAATCATTGACTCTGGCCGCATTCGCATCAACTACGTCAGCGCCTGGAACATCTACCCGCTTACGTGGGATAACGGCGTTATCCGCGAGTGTGCGTTCGCATCCACTCGGAAGGTCGATGACACAGAATATACTTACATCCAGGTGCACCGGCTGCGCAACGGCGAGTATGACATTGAGAACCATCTGTATGATGCGGAGGAAGTCCCGCTGGCCAGCGTGAAAGGGTTTGAGACAATTCCTCCGGTGATTCATACCGGCAGCGACAAGCCGCAGTTTGTAATTGACCGGCTGAACATTGCAAACTCTGACGAAAACAACCCGCTTGGCGTGGCTGCATTTGCCCACGCCATCGACCAGCTCAAGAGCGTTGACATCACCTATGATAGCTATGTGAACGAATTTGTGTTGGGCAAGAAGCGCATTGTGGTGCAGCCGGAGGCAACCCAGAGCATTGACGGTCGGCCAGTGTTTGATAAGCGTGAGACCGTTTATTATGTACTTCCGGAGGACAGAGGCGGCAACGGCAACATCTTGCAGCAGGTCGATATGTCGCTACGGACGGCGGAGTTTAACACCGGCATGCAAGATATGTTGAACATCCTGTCCAGCAAGTGCGGTTTTGGTGAGAACCATTACAAATTCAACCAGGGCAGCATCGCAACTGCCACGCAGGTCATCAGCGAAAACAGCACCCTGTTCCGCACGATCAAAAAACATGAAATTGTGCTTGAACAGGCAATCACAGAGTTGTGCCGGAGCTTGCTCCGCATGGGAAATCGGTACATGGGCGCATCCCTCAATGAGGACGTCCAGATCTCCATTGACTTTGACGATTCCATCATTGAGGACAAGGGTCAGGACTTTAACCGTGACGTGCAGCTTCTTAACGCTGGAATCATGAACGATTGGGAGTTCCGCATGCGGTGGATGAACGAGGACGAGGCGACCGCAAAGGCAGCGCTTCCGAAGATGCAGGTCATGACGACCGAAGAAGAAACGGAGGTGGAGTGATGGGCGGTAGAGGCGGAGCGGGCGGCGGGCTTGGTAGAGCAACAAAAGAGCAACGCAGAATTATGGGGAATATGCGTGCGGCTATTTCCAAAGACGCACATAAATCCGCTCCAGAATTCAGAGTGCGCTCCGATGGCGTTGTGGAATATACATACACGGAAACGCGGAATTATGCCCGCGTCCACGGTGGGAAAATGCAATCTGAAGAAAAAAATGATACCGTGGAGCGGAAAACCGTATTTACTGGTACAATCGGCAAAGATGGTCTTTTGCGAAAAGGAGCATCAACAAAAGAAGAAAAAATAATTAAGCACGGCAGAGATCCGCGCAGGAGAAAATAATGGGCGGACGTGGCGCAAGCAGCGGTATCAGCGTAAGCGGCAAGCCTTACGGGAGCGAGTTTAGAACACTCGTCAAGGAAAGCAATATCAAGTTTGTCAAGGCGGTTGACGGCGCACAGAAAACGCCTATGGAAACAATGACCAAAGGGCGCGTTTATGTGACGCTAAACAAAAACGACAATATCAAGGCAATTACATATTACGATGCGGCAAATAAAAGGACAAAGCAGATAGACTTGGACAGGCCGCACGATAAAGTTTCCCCACATACCCATCACGGATATATCCACAGCGAGAACGACAGTGCGAAAGGGTATGCAAATCTGACAACCGAAGAAAAGAAAATGGTTGAGCGGGTCAAAAAAATATGGTATAATCGGCGTAGCAAGTAGTGGTGTAATGGCAGCACACTTTGATTGAGGGAGTTCCGGTTTGATTCCGGGCGCTTGCTATGCCGTAAGGTACAGAAATGTATCTTGCGGCATTTTTGTTTGCTGGGGGATTTATGATTAACTTTGAGAATCTGGACAAGTTCACATTTCCCGGCGTTGGCAAGTACGACATTCCGCAAATTGAGCCGGTTAAGGCGTATCCGCAGGGCGAATTTATCCCCGTGAATTACCATTACACGGCAAAAGACTCGGAAAGTAAAATCGTTCATTTCTTCGTGGACGATTACCAGTTTATCCGCCATTGGAACACGCCGGACAAGTACATCCCGAAGCTGTCCGAATTTGCGGCGGTGTGTGCGCCGGACTTCTCCATGTACACCGATATGCCGCTGGCGATGCAGATTTACAACCACTATCGCAAGCACTGGTTAGCGGCATACTGGCAGCTCCACGGCCTGACGGTGTATCCGACCATCGGTTGGAGCGACGAACGCAGCTATGATTGGTGCTTTGATGGTGAGCCGGTCGGCGGGATAGTTGCGGTTAGTTCGGTAGGCACACAGCAGAACAAGGAAAGCAAGCGTCTTTTTCTGCGCGGCTACGAGGAAATGATGAAGCGGCTATCGCCGGAATGGGTGATATTCTATGGCAAAGTGCCGGAGGAATGCGACTGGAATGTGATCCGCGTGAAGCCGCATTACGATGAAATTGTGAAACGGAGGAAAGCAAATGAAATATCCGTTTCAGCCGGAAATCCTTGATGCGCTGCCGGAAGAACTGGCAGAACTGTACCGTGGACTTGAGGACACGCTGCTGACGGAGATATGCTCTCGTCTAAAGCTGCGGGACGAGTTGAACGAGGTTACGGTGCAGGACATCAAGGCGCTGCGGGCGCACGGCATTGACCTCGAGGAAATCGAGAGAGCGATACGCAAGACTACGGGCATCAGTGAGCAGAAGCTCAAGAAGATACTGGACGATGTGGTAAAGCGCAACCAGCAGTATTATACCAGCGTCATCGACTTGGAACACATCACGCAGCCGGAAACGCTGGTAAGCATCGAGGACACCTGGGCCATATACCAGCAGACAAAGCGGGACTTGCGCAATATAACCCAATCAATGGGCTTTTTGGTGGACGCAGGGCGGACGATGCTCCCCCCTGCCAAAGCTTACCAATGGGCGCTTGATAACGCGGTGATGCAGGTGCAGAGCGGCGCTATCAACTACAAACAGGCCATCAAGACGGCAGTAAAGCAGCTTGCAGACAGCGGATTGAAAATAGTTGACTATGAAAGTGGCCATCGAGACCAAATCGATGTGGCGGCTCGGCGGGCGGTAATGACAGGCGTTTCCCAAATCTGCGCAAAATACACGGAGCAATCGGCAGAATATCTTGAGACACCATATTTCGAGGTTTCCGCCCATTCTGGCGCGCGTGATAAGCCGGGGCCGTCCCCGTGGTCAAGCCATAAGGACTGGCAAGGCAGGGTTTACAGTATTCGCGCAAATGACATTTACCCGAGCATCTACGAGGTGTGCGGACTGGGGGCCGTGGATGGTCTGGAAGGAGCCAACTGCCGCCACCGGCGCTTCCCCTGGGTCGAAGGTGTGTCTGAGCGCACCTATACCGATGAACAGCTTGCACATATTGATGATGGGCTTGGCTGCACATTTGATGGCAAGACCTACACCGCATATGAGGCCACACAGATGCAGCGACGCATAGAGCGTACCATACGAAAGCAAAAGCGTCTGAAAAACGCGTACAGCGTCGCGGGTCTGGAGGAAGATGCGACTGCGGCCAACATCAAACTGCGGCGATTAAACGCCAAATACAAGGCGTTCAGCGCGGCGGCGGGGCTGCCGGAGCAGCGGGAAAGGATGAAGGTGCTGTATGAGAATTAAAGCAAGAAGTTACGAAGGAATTGTGCTTGAACTTGACGGAGAAGTGCGAGTGATGCGTGATTACACCCGCGAGATTGCACGCGTGATCAAGTATCGGGTTGTAATTCTGTGCGATGATGGCGCAAAAGTTGAGCTTACGGATGTAAACCCAAAAGAAATTGAGGTAGTCAATGAACCGTGATGAAATGATACAGGCTATCGAAGCCATCTTGAAGCGTGGCAACAACGCAGAGGTGCGACGAAAAGGCGATGGGTATATCGTCTTGGAGGTCAAAAAAACAATCCAATACACTTCCGCGTAATTGGGCGCGGGAAAGGGCAATAGGAGCCAAATGCTGAGGAATTCTCGGTGGTTGGCTCTTTTGTTTTAAGTAAAACCCGCGAAGCACAGCGGTTTTTATAAAAACTATCGTCCGCGAAGAAACGCGGCCAAAGAAAAGGAGATAGTGTCATGGCACTTACACGCAAACTTTTGAAGGGTATGGGTCTCACCGATGAGCAGGTAGATACCATCATCGAAGCGCATACCGACACTGTGGACGGCCTAAAGGCGGATGTGACCCGCTACAAGGCCGATGCGGAGAAGCTGCCCGGCATCCAGAAGCAGTTGGATGATCTCAAGGCGGCAGGTGACGGCGGTTATAAGGAGAAGTACGAGAAGGAACACTCGGCTTTTGAAGCCTTTAAGACCGACATCACAGAAAAGGAAAGCAAGGCGGCAAAGGAAAAGGCTGTCCGGGCTTACTTTGAGAGCAAAAACATCACCGGCGCAAATCTCGACCTTGCCATGCGCGGATGCGGCGAGGAAATGTCTACCTTGGAGCTGGACGGCGAGAAGATCAAGGACACCAAGAGCCTTGACGCTCTCGTAGACGGCACTTATAAGAGCCTTGTTTCTAAGCCTGCTGTCCGGCTGGACATGGGCGCACGGCTCAACGAGGGCGGCAAGTTTATGACAAAGGACGAGATTATGAAAATCACCGACAGAACAGAGCGGCGCGCTGCAATCGCCGCAAATATGGATTTGTTTAGAAAGGAAGAATAAAAATGGCTGTTGATCCTAAGCTGATTAAGAAGGAAGATCTTGCCCGTGTTCGCGAGATCGAGTTTACCGAAATGTTCGGCTATTCCATCAAGAAGTTGATGGAGGCTCTGGGCGTTACCCGCAAGATTGCCAAGCAGGCCGGTACTGTGCTCAAGAGCTACAAGGCTACCGGAACTCTGGAAGACGGCGCTGTGGCCGAGGGCGAGACCATCCCTCTGAGCAAGTACAAGACCGAGGCTGTGAACTACAAGGAGATCACCTTGAAGAAGTGGCGTAAGGCCACTTCTGCCGAGGCAATCACTGATCGCGGCTACGATCAGGCCGTCGAAATGACCACCGATGAAATGCTGAAGGATGTGCAAAAAGGTATCCGCAAGGATTTCTTCGGCTTCCTCGCAACCGGTACTGGCACGGCCAGCGGTGCTACCTTCCAAGCGACCTTGGCTCAGGCATGGGGCCAGCTGCAGGTGCTGTTCGAGGATGACGAGATCGGCGCAGTGTATTTCATGAACCCGCTGGATGTTGCGGACTATCTCGCAACTGCCAACATCACCCTGCAGACCGCTTTCGGCATGACCTATGTCGAGAACTTTCTCGGTCTGGGCACTGTGATTCTGAACTCCAGCGTCCCCAAGGGCAAGATTTACGCCACCGCCAAGGACAACATCGTCCTGTACTACATCCCTGTGAACGGCGCAGATCTGGGCGAGGTGTTCAACTTCACCACCGACGCCACCGGTTATATCGGTATCCATGAGGAACCCGATTACACCAACATGACCGCATCCGATACCGTTATCAACGGCATGGTGCTGTTCGCCGAGCGCATTGACGGCGTGGTTGTCGGCTCCATCACTCCGGCAGTGGGGGGCTAAGCGAACTGCTGAGTGAGCCTGACCCTGAAACTTCTTCTTTCTCCAACATGACAAAAGCCCAACTGCTTGATTATGCCAGGGGAAACGGGGTGGACGGGGTCAGCAGTTCAATGCGCAAGGCTGACATAATTGCAGTATTGGAAGGGAGCTGACCCGTATGACATACGCTGATTATACATACTACGCCGGAATCTATATGGGTTCTGTGAGCGAGGAAGATTTTCCGCGTCTGGCTGTTCGGGCCAGCTCCTTCCTCGATTACTACACCCAAAACCGGGCGAAAGACAACGCTGATATGGACGCTGTAAAGATGTGTTGCTGCGCATTGGTGGACAAGTATCAGTTGATCGAGACCGCGCAGCAACTTGCCGCAACCAGGCTGACGGCGGCGCTTACCGGCGGTGACGTGAAAAGTGAAACGGTAGGCGGGTATTCTCGCACACTGGCCAGCGGCGGGGAAAGCGCCGCTGCTGCATTGAGTGCCACGGACGGCGCAAGAAAATTGCTGGCGGAAACATGCATGGAATACCTTGCCCATACAGGGCTGCTGTATCGCGGAGGTGGTTGCAGATGTACGCTCCCCACACTGTAACGGTTTACAACGTCGTGCGTGAACCGGACCCTGCCACGCTAAAAGATGTCACAAACCTATATGTAACCGTGCTTGATGGCGTGTTCTGCGAGGCGTCAAAGGGAGTTAACGTGCGCAAAAGCGGGCTTGAAGGCGCCGACGCAGTAAACCTGTATATCCCATTTACGGTAAAAGCTGTGGATGGATTTAGCGGAAAGCCCAAGACATATACAGAGCCGCAAGCATTTTTTGCCTCAAGCGACAGGACGGGCCTATGGACGCTATCCACCACCGGCAACGGTGGCGATACATTTTTCGTCAAAGGCGAATTTGTAACGGACAACGAGGGCGTGGCATTGGCGCACGATAATTGCTGGAATGTGACTAAGGTTGACGCAAAAGACTTTGGCAGCGCAGATATGCAGCATTGGGAAGTGGGTGGTAAATAAGTGGCCGTTACCTTTGCGATGCATTTTGGCGGCATGGAGGCCATCAAGGACAAACTGGCTGAGAGCTGCACCCGCGCTGAAAGCATTGTTGGGCAGCAGGTCATAAAAGACACCGAGCCGTTTGTTCCTGCGCTTACAGGATCATTAACAATACGCACGAGGTTAGACGGCAACAAAATTATTTACCCCGGGCCTTATGCGCGGTTTTTGTACTACGGCAAAGTCATGGTTGATCCGCAAACCGGTAGCACCTTTGCGCCAAAGGGCGGGACGAAGGTCTTGACAAACCGAGACCTTGTATTTTCCAAGGCGATGCACCCACAAGCACAGAGCCATTGGTTTGAGGCTTCCAAAGCGCAGAACCTGGATAAATGGATACGCATTGCAGAAAAGGCGGTGGAAAAATTTGGACAAAGTTAAAAAAACCGTATCGGCAGCGGAAGAGGACAAGGTATCTCGCAAGCTGCTGGTTTGGCTGAACACATATCCGGATTTGCCGGTGGATTTGATTCGATTTGAGTCCCTGCCCGCCGACACCTCTGCAATGGCCATTTCGACCATCCAGGCGTCCTATATCGTTAAACGATATGTTTTAGGGGGCTACCAAGCGGAATACCAATTCAAAATCATTTACCGGGTTAAGCCGGGCAACAGCATGGACAAACGGCTCAAGGCTGACGAACTGTTAAACGCTATCGGAGATTGGGCGACCGGAAAGCGCCCTGACATTGGTACGGGGAAACGCGTTGTAAGCCTGGAGCCTACTACGCGATCTTCTTTGTTCGCTGTGTATGAAAACGGCGACGAAGATCATCAAATCTTAATGAAAATGAATTACGAGGTGAATACATAATGGCAGATTTGACTTTTACCACACCGGAAGGCCAGACCATTGACCGGGAACTGCTGATCGCATACCTCAACACGGGGACCAAGGAAAGCCCTGTTTGGAGCGCTATCGGCAAGCGGGTGGAGGACACCAGCGAGGAAATGGACTGGGGCCAGGAGAGCAAGCAGGATGTGCTGGGGAACACATTCACAACCATGAAAAAGCCCGTTATTACACAAACCTTTGACCCCATCCCCTTGGATGCTGGTGATGCAGCAGCCGTGAAGATGTGGAATTTGGCCGTAAAAGACCACGATGCGCAGGCGCTGGCCAACCAGGACATGATGATCGGGCATTTTTACGCCACCAGCGGCGATGCGAAGTTTGCCGAGCGCTATGATTCCTGCGCCATTGCCGTGACCTCCATCGGCGGTGAGGGCGGCGGTACCCTGAACATCGCAAGCGAGATCACATACGGCGGCAATCGCACCCTGGGCACTGTGAATAAGGGCAGCAGCGGCGCTATTGAATTTACCGCAGCCTAAGCAGATCGGGGCGGGTGCTTCTGCCCGCCCCACTATCGAAAACGGAGGACGCTATGAGCGAAAATATTATCAAAATTGATACCGGCGTAGTCACTAAAACTTTTTTGACTACCGACGGGAAAGAATGCGAATTTGCGTTTAACCCGCTGGATATGGGCCTGTCTCGCCGGCTTTTTTCCGCGTTTGAAAAACTCGACAAAATGAACGAGGGTTATAAGGACGAAGTGCAAAAAAACGCCGATAAAAAGGAAATTTTTGACATTGGCCAAAAGATGGACCTGGAAATGCGGGAGATCATCAACGGAGAAGTATTCGGATTTGATATCTGCACCCCGCTTTTTGGTGAGCTGAATCTTTACGCGCTGGCCAACGGATTCCCCATTTGGGCAAATTTGCTTTTTGCACTGGTGGACGAAATGGATACTGCGTATGCCCGGGAGCAGAAGCTTACCAACCCGCGCATTAGCAAGTACACCAAGAAGTACCACAAATGAGATACAGCCTGCCAAAATCCGTGGAGCTGGGCGGGAAGCAATACGCTATTCGGTCTGATTACCGGGACATTTTGGACATTTTGGAAATGCTTTCTGATTCGGAGCTGGACAGCGCCGATAAGGCAGAGGCAGTGATGGAAATGTTTTACCCGGATTACGAGGATATCCCATACACGGAATACGAGAACGCGGTGCGGCAATGCATATCCTTTATAAATTGCGGCGAGGAAGAATGCCGGGATGAAAAGCGCCCCAAGCTCATGGATTGGCAGCAGGATTTCCCGATGATTGCAAGCCCCATAAATCGCGTGCTTGGCACGGAAATCCGCTCCATTGAATATCTGCACTGGTGGACATTTATAGCCGCATACCAAGAAATAGGTGATTGCACCTTTGCCCAAGTGGTAAGCATCCGAAAAAAGAAAACCAAAAATCAAAAGCTGGATAAATCCGATCAGGAATTTTACAAGCAGAATAAGCATCTTGTGGATTTCAAGCGCAGATATTCCGAGCAGGACGAAAATATTATCAAACAATGGGTATAAAAATCCGCCCTCTTGCGAGGGCGGATGGACGCATTTTTACTTTTTCAGGTCAGCATCAATGCTGAACATTTTTGCTGTGAAACTAATTTTGTACTGACTGCCTTTGGTAACAAGGAATGTGAGTTCATTGCTCCTAACAACTCCTCGCTCAAACCTAACGGTATGTTCTCCTGGCACCAGGTGGAACTGGACAATATTATCCAAATCAAACGCTTTTCGTTCCCCATCAACAATCAATATTGTTTTTGACTCTCCACACTTCCTCGCACCCATTCGTACCACGGTAACATTTTGAGCGAAGCTCGCCTGGTTTTCCGGGTCAGACAGTTTCCTCAAAATCTCAGAACGCTTTTTCTCAAAGACATCATCTGGTAAGGCTCCGGATTCATGAAGATCGTGGATTTTTTGCAAGGTATCCAGCATCGCGGTATCCGTTTCCGGTGCGGCGGAAGTACTATCCTTGGACTGGTTTGCAATATCCATCAGTTTATCGAACAACAACTTCTGTTCGCGTTGTTTTCGCTTACTTTCGCCTGGCGAGATGGGGGCGCACTCAATTACATCGGATGAACCGTCTTCGTACTCAACCCAAAAACTGTATAGCGTATAGTTTACTGTAGTAAAAATGAGCGTATCCCGTGCCTCTCGCACTCCAAGTAGCTTTGCGCGTTTTATCAATTTCTCTTTTTTTGACAAATGTAATGCCCCTCCCAACAACAAAATTTTAGCGTATTATATCATACGCACAGCACCTTTGCAAGTAAAAGAAAAAATGGTGGTGATTTAATGGCAGATGGATCTATTATCATCAATACGGAAATTGATTCCAAGCAGGCGCAAAAAGAGCTCAATACACTTACGAGGAAAATTTCTGCTTTATCTGAAAAACTAAATGATCTGGAAAGAGAAAAGCTCCCGCTGGTAGAGCAGTCGGCACAGCTCGGCGCAAATCTCGATGCGGCAAAAGCAACTCTTGAACATATGAAAAGCGGAGCGGAATTTTTTACATCCGACTCTATTGCAAACCAGCAAGCACAAGTGAACGCCATGCAGAAAGAGTTTGATTCGGCGGCGTTAAAGGTGGAAACGATCAATGCAAAAATCAACAAAACCGCTGCGTCTCTTGACAATGCAAAGAGAAAGGCGGGAGAACTCAGTGGGCAGCTTGCTGGAGCAAAAAATGGCACAAGAGAGTTGTCCCCCGCTGCAGAGGAAGCCGGGAAGCGATTCACAAAGCTTGGAAACCGAATCAAGGGGCTTGCAAGGCGCGTGTTTGTTTTTACGCTCATTACAGCTGCACTGCGCAAAATCAGGGAGTATATGTGGTCGGCGATCCAGACAAACACCGATGCAATGGCGGCGGTTGCCAAGCTTAAAGGTGCGCTGCGTACACTGGCCCAGCCGATTGTAAACATCGTTATCCCGGCGTTTACGCTACTCGCAAATGTGCTTACAACGGTGGTAAATACAGCTGCTCGGCTGCTATCTGCACTGTTTGGAAACACTCTTGCATCTTCTCAGAAAGCGGCTGAAAGCCTTTATGACCAGCAGAAAGCGATTGATGGTGTTGGTTCTGCCGCAAAGAAAGCCAGTAAATATTTGGCACCTTTCGATGAGCTGAACACAATGAACGGAGATTCCGATAGCTCGGGAGGGGCAAGTGCAAGCGGTGGAATCGCACCGGATTTCACAAGCACAGTCAGCAGCGGATTGGCTGCCGTTGCAACCTTGTTTACCGGAATTGCCCTTCTTGCATTGGGCGCAGTGTTGACTTTTTCTGGCGCAAATATACCGATTGGCATTGCTCTGATGGTTGCTGGTGCGTTGGCGGTATATGGTGCCGCCTCCGAAAATTGGGGTCTTATTGCAGAAACTTTGCAAGGATCACTTGCGGTTATAGTGACTATTGTAGCCGGAGCTTTGCTTGCTCTTGGCATAATCCTTGTTATGACAAGCGCAAACATCCCGCTTGGAATTGGCATGATTATAGCTGGCGCTGCATCTTTGGCCGCCGTTGTTGCCGTCAACTGGGATACCATAACAAGGTTTATAAGTGACAACATAGATGTAATTGCCGGTATTGTTGGAGCCGCCTTCCTTGTACTTGGCGCCATACTTGCTCTTTCAAGCGCAAATATTCCGCTCGGAGTAGGATTGCTTTTGGTTGGTGCTGCATCTTTGGCGGCATCTGCAACCATTAATTGGGAAGCAATCCAAAACGCAATGAAAGGGCCTATTGGCGCAGTAACTGCAATTTTGAGCGGCGCGTTGCTTGTGCTTGGCGGCGCATTGCTGTTTACTTTTGCAAATGTCCCTCTTGGGCTTGGGCTTATGGCTGCTGGAGCGGTTGGGCTTGCGACGGCGATTGTTCCAAATTGGGACAGTATTACGAAGGCGCTGCAAGGGCCGCTCGGCAAAACTCTTGCTATGATCGGCGGTTTTCTTGTTGTACTCGGGATTATTCTTATTTTTACGGGCGTAGGAATACCCTTGGGCATCGGGATGTTGCTTGCCGGTGGCGTTAGTTTGGCGGCGGCAATCGCGCCCAATTGGAATTTCATCATAGACAAAATCAAGTACGTTTGGCAAAAAATCAAAGAATTCTGGAACTCTTATATCGCCCCTGTATTCACTGCGGCCTGGTGGCAGAACCTCGGGAAAAACATCATGAACGGTTTGATCTCGGGTATTGAACGGGGCATAAACTGGGTGCTGGGCGGCGTAAGCGATATGGTAAATGGCATCACGGGTATCTTGAACAAGATTCCCGGTGTGAACATTGGACGGGTCAATTGGGGAAATGTCCACATTCCTCGCCTGGCCCAGGGCGCGGTGATCCCAGCAAACCGGGAATTTTTGGCCGTTTTGGGCGACCAGAAGCGCGGCACAAACATCGAGGCACCCGCCGATTTGATCCGCCAGATTGTCCGGGAGGAAGTCAAAAACAGCGGCGGCGTAGGAAATCATATCACAATCGTGCTGGACAGCGTTAACGGGAAGAAAATATTTGACACTGTTGTGAAGGAAAACAATGCCGTGGTGCGTGCCACCGGCGCAAGCCCGCTGGTGGTGTAAGGAGCAGTAATGGATGTATTGAAAGTTACCAAAAATGCCGGGACGGTCGTTGTTCTGCCTGCTCCCGCCGAGATAAAATGGAGCATTTCTGACCTGGACGGCGACGGCAGCGGGAGGAACCAAAACGGGGACCTGTTCCGGGACCGCGTGGCGGTAAAGCGAAAGATCGAGTGCTCCTGGCTCCCAATGAGTGCCGCAAAAATGGCAACGCTTTTGTCAGCCGTCAGCGATCCGTTTTTCAAGCTTACATACCCAGATGCGCTTACGGGGACAAATAGAACGATCACCTGCTATGTTGGTGATCGTTCTGCGCCCATTTTGCGCCCGGAGGCGGATGGAACATGGTTATGGGGCGAAATGTCCATGAATTTCATCGAGAGGTGAGCCATGCATACTGTAACAGACGCATTTAACGCCGCGTGTTCTGCGCCGGGGCGGGAGATTACAAGCAAAATACTGTTTAACGGCACGACAGAGCTGGCCGCCTCCGAGGTGCAGGAAATCAGCATAACAGAGCAGTTCGGCTCCTCGGACGGCGTGACCATCGGTGCGGCGTTTTCTTCCAGTTGCAAGGTGACGATGTACAAGCAGGACAATCTCCCGCTGAACGGTGCATTTTTTATTCCATCTGTTGGAATCATGGTGGGCGGCAAAGCCCAGTATGTCCAAAAGGGCAAATATTACATCCCCACGGACGGCGTAGAAGAAAGCGGGAAGTTGTGGGTAACTATCACCGGATATGACCGCATGGCCAGTCTGACGGATGATTATGTGCCTACCATTGATTTCCCCGCCACTCCTGTGCAGATTCTCACAGATGTATGTACGCAAGGAAATGTCACTGCGCCCTCGGTAGCTTTGCCGGATATTCAAATTGCTGCCCCCTACACAGGGTCACTGCGCCAGCAGCTCGGATGGCTGGCGGGGCTGATCGGATGCAATGCAAAATTTGATTCCGACGGAGAACTGAAATTCTGCTGGTACTCTGATAGTATTTCTGTTGGCCCGGAGGTGCAGTATCAGGGAGGACTTAGCAAATCCTCAGATTCCCCGTTTACCATACAAAGCCTTGTCACGGGAACGGAAGAAAACCCCATCACGGTCGGGACAGGTGTTGGTATCTCTGCCACAAACCCGTATATTACTGAAGCTGTGGCGGCTGCTGTTTTTGAGGGAATTGGAAACAAGGCAATGATGCCGTGTAAGGTGCAATGGCGGGGAGACCCCTCTACGGAAGCAGGGGACATATTGCACGTTACAGATGTGACCGGACCAGCCAGCACATTCCCCGTTTACATTATGGAACAGGAACTGCGTATAAAGGGCGGAATGGTGGCGAACACGACCTGCTATGCGCCGCAGGACAAGCAGTATGTCGTAGAAAGCCCGATTATACAGCAAGTGAAGCGGGAATATTCCGGCCTTGCCAAAGCCATGCAGGATGCCACAGAAAGGATTATAGGAGCGAAAGGCGGATACTGGGAAGTCACGCTGGATGATGATGGATTCCCCACCGGGTGGATGGTTCGAGACACGCCCACTATGGAAGATAATACAAGGCTGTGGATTATGAACATCAACGGCCTGGGGTATTCCAAAGACGGCGGGAAAACCATTTCTGGCGTTGCGCTTACGATGGACGGAGCAGTAAACGCAGACACAATTACGGCTGGGCAAATGTCCGCAGAGCGTGTAACGATCAATGGGCAAACGCTTTCTGATTTCATTGATGCAAGCATTGATGAAGATGGGCACCCTGTACTTCGCATTGGATCCTCTGCATCGGAGATTGTTTTGAAGGAATACAACGACAAGATTGGGTTTTATGACGCAAGCGGCACACTGTTAGCGTACTGGAATAACAACAGCTTTGAACTGGTAGAGCTATCGAAGTTCCGCCTCGGTCCGATGTCTATCGTTGTGCAGCCGAATCAATCCATAAGTTTCGTGGGGGTGACGTGATGCCGAGTATCTACGGAAGCAAATCTAAGGGATGGCAGCTACGCCTTGACTATACAGTCAAGAGCCAGAGCATCGAAAATAACACCAGTGCGCTTGATTTAACCTTGTATGTGTATGACGGTACCGGGTACTCACAAAATGAGTCTGCGAACGAAGCGTATTACATTCTGCAAGGTACAAAAACTTGGAATCCGTACAATTATCCATCTACCGGTTGGTATAAACTGGGCGTAAAGTCTATCACTGTTACACATAGTGGCGACGGAACCGGGAAAGTCACGCTTTCCGGCGAATGGGACTGCGGCTTTGATTCGGCCTACACACCAAGGCATTTGACCGTCTCCGGTAGCGTTACACTACCAACAATTCCAAGAGCATCTTCCGTGTCTGCCACAAATGGCACAATGGGCGGTAATGTAGCAATTACCATCACACGGAAAAATTCCGCCTTTACACATAAGTTGTCCTATAACGCCGGAAGCGGGTATGTCTCTATTGCAACTGGTGTAGCCACATCTTACACGTGGGCAAGCCCTGACAGCATGATAGATGCTACCACGAATGCTTCTTCCCGCACGGTGACGATAAAATGCGAGACCTACAACGGAAGCAGCAAGATAGGTGAAAGCACGACAACCTGTGTCCTCACTGTGCCGGAATCCCTCGTTCCATCTTTAAGCGTGGTGCTTTCCGATGCCGCTGGGTATCAGCCGACATATGGATGGGTACAAAACAAGAGCCAGCTAAAAGCCGTTGCCACAACTGGCGGAGTAAGGGGAAGTACCATTGTAGGTACTGTCATGAAAATTGGCAATGAAAATGCCAATCTGAATACAGGGAATCTGCTTACAAAAAGCGGCTCTGTTGTGGTGACGGTAACTACGACAGATTCTCGTGGCAGAAACAAGACGGTTACAAACACTATTACTGTACAGCAGTATGCTGGACCGTCTATTGCAAATCTCACATACGCAAGAGGTTCCTATACAGGCGGCGTGTGGACAGAAAACAATACAGGCGCAGACATTAAGGTGATGTTTGATCTCACCATTTCTCTGAGTAATAACACCGCCAGCATCTCTTTGAAGGTCGATGATGAGAATAGGCAAACCCTTTCTGCGCAAAGCTCCGGCTCAAAGGTTGTTTACATCGCCGGTGTCGGAACAGATACGACCAGAAAACTGACGGTAGTCGCCACGGACGCTTTTTCAAGCAGTTTTACCAAAGAAATGGATGTGGCGACAGTTGAAGTCCCGTTAAATATCAACTTCAACTTGCCAGGAGCGTGTTTTGGCGGGGTAGCCGAAAAAGAGAAAACGGTGCAATTCAAGTGGCCTATCTACGCCGAAAATGCCGTGGAGCTGAACGGGGAATTGATTTTATCTGATTCCGCAGCGGGGAAACTTCGGCAAGCGATGGGCATCCAAGACTACATCATTGAGCAAGGCGTAAGTGGCAACTGGACGTACCGGAAGTACGCATCCGGGTATGCAGACTTGTGGTGGCGTGGTACAGTGACGCCCACCAGCTACACTACATTTGGCAGCGCCGCATACACAAATACGATTTCCCTGTCAATGCCCTTCGGGGTGACGGGGAACGTGGTAATCACCGGCAGTGCGTCTGATCTGCACACAATCTGCAATACGGATTGGAGCTATGCTTCAAAAACCTTGTCCTTCCGCATGACCCGTGGGGCGAGCATGACACCAACAAATGAAACCGTATCGCTGCGGGTGACTGGCAAGTGGAAAGTATAAGAGAGGAGGAACACCAATGACCGAGACGATCATCGTCGCACTTATCACCGGCGGCCTGTCGCTGCTGGGGGTAGTCATCACCAGCAACAAGACCACCCGTGATGTGCAGGCCAAGCTGGACACGCAGCAGGCCGTCACCGACACCAAACTGGACGAGCTGACACGGGAAGTCCGGGAGCATAATAACTTCGCCCGCCGGGTCCCGGTGATGGAGGAGCAGATCAAGGTAATCAACCACCGGCTGGCCGATCTGGAGCAGACGGCCAACCACTGAGCATCGCAAATCTAAAGTATGAGGAGGGATACCCATGTATCGAGGTACAACCCCCACGCTGACATTCCGCCTGCCCATCGACACGGGGAGCATCACGGTGCTGTCCTTGGCCGTAGCGCAGGCCGGACAGGTTAAAATCGAAAAAGCATTGTCGGATGTACAGCTGGACGGGAATGTTGTCTCCTGCACGCTGACGGAAGCCGAGACCCTGTCGCTTACTGCCGGGAGAGGCATTGACGCAAAGATACAGCTCCGGGTGGGCGTAGGCGGTCAGCGCATGGCATCTCAGGTGTTCACGGTGCCGGTGGAGCGTATCTTGCGGGATGGTGCGCTATGATCGAGTTTGACATAGCGTTCCGGCCCGGCGATGACTTCGCAGTCACCTTCGGCGGGGAAGTCCCTCTGGAGGCTGAGATGGGTCAGGTGATGGAGGTGCTTGCTACCGAGGAGCGGACGGTGGAGCTGTCTATGCCCTACGGCAATCAGGTCATCCTGCCCACCAGCGGCAAGGTCATGCGCAAGGTGACTATTCAAAAACCGGACACCCTACTATCCGAGAACATCAAGAAGGATGTGGTGATCGGCGGCGTGACCGGAACTCTGGAGGATGGCGGCAGCTTCAAGGCAGTGATAGAACGCACGGCTGTCAGCCCTACACTTCCGGGTGATTTGACGACCATTGGTTACAGTGCGTTTAGCGGTTGTCCCAACCTTGCATTAACCAGCCTGCCGTCTGGGGTAACAAGCATCAGTGACTATGCGTTTAATAATTGCCCCAACCTTGCATTAACCAGCTTGCCGTCTGGCATGACAAATATCGGTAGCTATGCGTTTCAAAGCTGCCCCAAACTTGCACTAACTAGTCTGCCGTCTGGAATAACACGCATCGGTTACTATGCGTTCAATGGTTGCCGCAACCTGGCAATAACTAGGCTGCCACCTGGGATAACGAACATTGGTTTCGGTGTGTTTGCTAATTGCACCGGGCTAACAAGTATTACATTCGAGGGAAACCCAAAGACCATCCACTCTTCTGCATTTAACGGGTGCTCCAACCTAACCACCATTTATGTTCCGTGGTCGCAGGGGCAAGTAGCAAATGCTCCTTGGGGTGCGAGCAAGGCCACCATCATTTACGATTATACTGAGAATTAAAAAAGGGAAGGAGACGGCAGTGAATGTACAATACCGACTAAACCGATAAACAAAGACTTGTCAACATTTTTTGTGTGCCCGAATCGGGCACGGAAAGGAGAAATTATGGAAACTTTTGGCATCGCAAGCGTGGCGGTCATCACCGTCATTACCTACCTCGTGGGGCTGTTGGGCAAGGCCAGCAGCATGAACGACAAGTGGATCCCCATCCTGTGCGGGGTCTGCGGCGGTTTGCTGGGGGCTGTCAGCTACTATCTGGCACCCATCCCGGACTTCCCGGCGGGCGACCCCATCACCGCCATTGCCGTGGGCATCGTCAGCGGTCTGGCGGCCACCGGCATCAATCAGGCTGTCAAGCAGCTCAGCAAGGGGGAGTGAGATATGGGTAAGCACATCACTGCCGCATATCCCATTGCCAAGGCGGGCGGTATCCCCATCAACACCAGCATCCCGGCCAGCACGGAGACCTATGACCGGCTGGGCGGGCGGGACGTTGCCTTTGTGGTGCTGCACTACACGGGCAACGTCAGCGACACCGCCAAGGCCAACTGCAAGTATTTCGCAGGCGGCGACCGGGAGGCCAGCGCACATTACTTTGTGGACGAGGACAGCATCTACCAGTCCGTACCGGCCTGTGACCGGGCGTGGGCGGTAGGCTCTCCCGCTCCGGTACATCCCCTCTGCCGCAACACCAACAGTATCTCCATCGAGATGTGCTGCTCTGGGAACTACCATGTTTCCGAGCGCACCAAGGCCAACGCTGCGGCACTGACGGCGGAGCTGTGCAAGCTGCTGGGCATCTCCGGCGTGGACACCTACGTCCTGCGGCACTACGACGTGACCGGGAAGTCCTGCCCCCGGCAGATGGCAGGGAAGAACAATGCGGAGTGGGAGGCGTTCAAGGCCAGCGTCAAGGCGCTGCTGAACGAGCAGCCCGCACCCGCACCGACGACGAAGGAGGAGACGATCAACATGGAACTGCGTATGCTGCGCCGTGGCATGGAGGGCAACGACGTCCGGGCTGCCATGCTGCTGATGAAGGACAAGGGCTATTACCCTGACGAGATCTGGAGCGGTGACAAGCTCTTTGGCCCCAAGATGGAGGCCGGTCTGCGCCGGATGCAGGCTGACCACGACCTCGGCGTGGATGGCATCCTCGGTGCCGCCAGCTGGAATTTTCTGCTGAAATAAAGGATAAAATAAATCCACTGGAGGGCGCAGAGGACACCGCTACGCCGGCCTCACGCCCGTGCATAAACATCCGCACCTCCACGGCACACCGTGGGAAATGATAGATCAGCACAAAAGAATCCGCAAAAAACTATCCACTATGGCACCATGCCGCGCCACAGAAACAATCCGTGCGGTAGGGCTACCGGAAGACGAGGAAACCTGTGTAATTGACGTGGACATTTTTGGCCGCACCTGCGTACAGACGGCGGCAAAACTACATATCAGCGTAGATGGATTTTACAAATTGCGCCGCCGCGCATACCAAAAACTGGCGGATGCATTCAATTCCTAAAAGTAGCCGCGCCCTTTTTGGGTGCGGCTATTTTTCGTTTTTGCACACAATTGGTGTACACTGTAACTACATTATTGCAGAATCAAGGCAGAATCCGGGCAGTTTATTTGCCCGGATTTCTTTTATTATAGAGGCAAGGAGGCGGGAATATGTACGAGCGCTTAATCAAATGCGGGTTTACCGCGCAAATGGCGCAGGATATTTGCATTCTGTACGCAGACGATCCCCAGGGGCTTTTAGCGTATGTGGAAATTGCTGAAAGCCTATATAGGGGTTGCAATCATGTATAAATATTTTAATCCAAATCCCTGCGGGAAAAACGTGTCCGATTGCACTGTCCGTGCGATCTGTAAGGCCACGGGAAAGGATTGGGGCGAGGTTTATCTCCGGCTGTGCATGCGTGGCTACTTGGACGGCGATTTACCCAATGCAAACGCCTGTTGGGGCGCATATCTGCGGTCCTTAGGCTACCGGAGATACATCATACCGGACACTTGCCCGGACTGTTACACGGTCGGCAGGTTTGCCGATGAGCACCCACGCGGGACATATATTCTCGCCCTCTCTGGGCATGTAGTGTGCGTTCAGGACGGGATCATCTATGACAGCTGGAACAGCGAGAACGAAATCCCGCTTTATTTCTGGGACAAAGAAACGGAGGAATGAACATGGCATATCCCTATTTCAACCCCTATTATCCACAGCCGATGCCGGACAACCTCATGCAGATGCGGCAGATGCAGCAGCCACAGATGCAACCCATGCAGCAGCCTATGTCGCAGCCAGGGCAACAGAACCCCATCGCGCAAGGCGGCGTACAGTGGGTAAGCGGAGAGCAGGAGGCAAGAGGTTATCTCATCGCGCCCAACTCTGCCGTAGCGCTGTGGGATTCCACCGCCCCCACCGTTTACCTCAAGCAGGCAGACGCAAGCGGGAAACCGACGCTCAAGATTTATGACCTCGTAGAACGCACAGAAACGGCCCCTAACGTGCCGCAAAAGCCGGGCGTGGAATTTGTCACCCGCAAGGAGTTTGACGCGCTGGCGGCGCTTGTGGGCGAATTGAAGGGCAAGAAGAAGCGCAAGGAGGACGATGACGATGAATAATCCATTTTTCGGAGCGCTCGGCGGCGGCAACGGCTTTATGCAGATGTTGCAGCAGTTCCAACAGTTTAGGGCGAATTTTCAGGGTAACCCAAAAGCGGAGGTCGACAAGCTTTTGCAATCTGGGGCTATGAGCCAGCAAGAGTTAAACCAACTTCAATCTATGGCAAAACAGTTCGAGCATTTATTCCATTGATCTTATCGTGGCCACGATTTGATAAATAAAATTTATGAAAGGGGAGATAATATGTCTCTTTCCGACGGTGCTCCCATGATGACTATGCCGGTCGCGCCCGCGAACAGCTACGGCGGTGGCATGGGTATGTGGGGCGAAAACTGGATCTGGATTATCGTTCTTTTCCTCTTCGGCTGGGGCCGCAACGGCTGGGGCAACAACGCTGGCAATTCCGGCGGTGTCGTAGACGGCTACGTGCTGACCTCTGATTTTGCCAATGTCGAGCGCAAGATCGACAGCGTAAATCAGGGCCTTTGCGACGGATTTTACCAGCAGGCGCAGCTTGTCAACGGCACCAACATGGCGATGGCAAACGGCTTTGCACAGGCCGAGCTGTCCCGTAGCAACCAGCAAGCGGCGCTGATGCAGCAGCTCAACGCCATGCAGATGCAGGCCGCAAATTGCTGCTGCGAGAATCGCGCGGCTATCGCGCAGGTGCGCTATGACATGGCGGCGCAGGCGTGCGACACGCGCAACACCGTGCAGAACGCGACCCGCGACATCATCGACAACGCTAACAGCAACAGCCGCGCAATCCTCGACTTCCTGACGCAGAGCAAGCTATCTGACCTCCAGGCCGAGAACCAGGGCTTGAAGCTGGCGGCAAGCCAGGCGGCGCAGAACAGTTATCTGGTGTCTCAGCTCCGGCCTTCTCCCATTCCGGCCTACACGGTGCAGAACCCCTATTGCTGCAACCAGTTTGCCTGTTGTGGCTGCTGACAACTGCATAGCGTAGCTTTTCCCTATGTTGGGAAATGGTCGGCCCCGTGCCGATACTAAACAAAAGCGGCGGGGCAATAGCCCTGCCGCTGTATTTTATGAAAGGACTGAAATTATGGCTGAATATGTAAATCCCGGAATCGTGACCGTCCCTGCTGGCCAGAATGTTCCGATGGTCTCCACGGCGGCTTGCGGCAAGCCCTGCATCGTCCACCGCGAGGGCAGTGGACTTGTCACCCTGCGCGGATTGACGCAGCAGTGTAAGGCGCGCTTTAAGGTGAGCTTTGGCGCGAACATCGCCGTCCCCACTGGCGGCACGGTAGGTGCGATCACCACGGCGCTTGCCGTCAACGGCGAAGCACTCAACGGAGCAACGGCGACCGTCACCCCGGCTGCGGTGGAAAACTATTTTAACGTCTACGTCAGCACCATTGTGGAAGTGCCGCGTGGTTGCTGCGTGACCGTTGCAGCAAAGAACACCAGTGCGGAGGCGGTCAGCTTTGCCAATAGCAACCTGACCATCGACCGTGTGAGCTGAGAAAGGAGAACACAATGGGTATGAAATCTATGTATGAACTGCGGGATATGCTCTGCAAGGAGCTGGACGAACTGGCCCGAAAAGGCGAATTGGGTGCGGGTGACCTGGAAATTGCCCACAAACTGACAGCAACCATCAAGAACATCGATAAGATCGAGATGATGGAAGACGGCGGCTATTCCCGCGATGAAGACTATTCTCGCCGCTATTCCCGCGACGGAGACTGGCAGTCGGGCATGCGCGGCGCTTATGACCGTGATATGTCCAATGCGAGACGCGGCACGCATTATGTGCGCGGCCACTATTCCCGTGATGGTGGCATCGACAACATGAAACGCCAGTTGCAGGAAATGCTGGACAACGCCGACGACGAAAGCATCCGCAGAGCCATCCAGCGCTGCATGGACACGATCGAGGACTAAAGGGGGCGCACCCCTATGGTCGACGAGAATGAGGTCAAGCGCTGGATAGCTCGCCTTGAAACAGAAGAATCGAGCTGGACAAACTATGAGAAACTGGCGGCGCTCTACATTATCCGTAACGAGCACGGCGGGGAGCAACTGCAGGCGAAAACGCCCCCAATGCTGTATTCTGCAGAGCCTGCGCCGGCCAAGAAAATAAAACCATCCGGCAGTGAATTTTTGAAAGCGGTTGGGAATGTAGCGCAGGATAGGGCGTGGGAAGTTATGGACGAGCTTATGGACACACTAAAAATCGTCAATGAGAAAGCTTATAACAGCGTCCTAAAAAAACTGACCTAAATCGCTACTACTAACACGTTACTAACAAAGTTAATCTTGGCAAAAATAAAAAAGTCCGGGAACCCTTGAGATTCCTGGACTTTTTTGGTGGAGACTGCTGGACTCGAACCAGTGACCTCCTGCGTGTGAATTATAATCGTTTTGAATATATAGACACAAAAATTAATAAGAATAACAATATTTGTTGCGATTTTGCAACTTTTCGAAGAGCAATTTTGCAAGGGCTTGCCTTGGCTCCCGTCGGTAACTAACAAACTACTAACAAATTTTCGCCTTTTTAACGGCCTGCACCAATTCCTCCGCTGACGTATGGACGTATATATTTGCGGTAGTGGAGTAGTTGGCGTGGCCGAGGATCCTCTGTAGCGTCTCCGGAGCAATCCCCGCTTTTCTCGCCCAGCTCGCATAGGTGTGCCGGGTGGAGTGCGGCGTTTTGCGCTGGATTTTTAATTTTTCCAAAAGCGGGTAATAATCCCGGCGGCGGAAGTTTGCTGGGATTCTTTCCCCAGCATAGCCGGATATGAGCAGTGGGCCAGTAGCCTTATTTGCAAAATAGGCAAAGTATGGGATCCCTTCGGGGCGGATTGGGATGATCCTGTTTCGCCCAGCCTCCGTCTTTTCACCGCCGACCACATAATCTTTGTGATAATCTTTAGCCGGTAGGGAAAACAATTCCCCTATGCGCATTCCTGTGTAAATCAGCATGAGGATAATTTTTGCGGTGTCGCTGCCGTCCGCTTCCAGCTTGCTTATTTCAGCATCGGTAAATGTTTCTTTTTCTTTTTTTGTGTTTTCGGGGAGCTGGACGAATTTTGCAAAATTTGTTGTGATGATTTCCTCGCGCATGGCCCATGTGGACATCTGCGTTATGAGTTGCTTATACTTGGACACAGTGCTATGGGATTTATGCATATGGGCATCCAGTACGCCCTGGAAATCCGCCGTTTTTAAGTCCCGGAACTTCCGGTCGTGCAGCGGCGCAAAAATTTTAAATGCGCCGTCATAGCCTTCTATACCATTTGGCCCTATTTTTTTGTAATGTTCCGCTTTCCAAGCGTCAAACACCTGGGCAAAGGTCATGTTGTACCGCTCCGTTAAATCCTTGCCTGCAAGACGTTCCAGCGCCGCTATAGCATCTTTTTTGGTGGGGTAATATCCTATAATGATTTTTTGCTTTGCAGCCACCCAGGGCCTGCGTCGGCGCCCGGCGAGCTTATACACTGTCCCGGTTCCGTTGGCCCTCCTCATTGCTTTTCCCATTTTTATCCTCCTACCCTATATTTTTATCAGTTTGATGGGGCCTGTAATATCGCAGCGCATTAATCAGCGAAGCAATGATTACACCGACGCCCACCGCAAGCAGAGCAAATAGCATCCAGCCGATTGATGTAATCTGCCCGTTGCGGATAAGCCCTGTGTGCGGGACGCTTGAATCAAACGCCAAATATCCAAATATTATGGATACGGCAATTGACAGCGAAAACGCCAGGATATACACCCAAATTTGCAATACGCGCTCCTTTTTTTCGTGCTTTGCCACTGATCCGGTCAGCTGCTCCATGCCGCCCTCCAAGTGCGCAATGCGTAGGGCTGCGCTATGCTTTGCATCTGCATCGGCCATTGCTCTGCGGGCCTCTGCCAGCTGCTCCTCCGTGGTTGGTCTCTTTACGATACCAAAATACTCATCTATAGACACACCGAGGGCGGCGCATATAAGCCCCATCTTGTATAGGCTTGGATCCTTTGAAGACGCAGAAAAGTAATTGCTGATCGTGGACGATGACAGATCTGTTAAATCGGCTAAGTCTTGCGTGGTAAGATGCTGGTACTCCTTTGCCTCTCTGCAAATATCCTGCAAAGTTTTTTCCATTTCTTCCCCTCCTGCCTTATTTCGGGCAAACCTCTCCGTTTGTTTTTATCGGCTAATCGTATATTATCCGGTTTTTGGGTTGACTTGCCAAACAACAAACTGATACTGTGGGTATGCGGCCAAGAGCCGGTGACGGCGATAGGCGGCAAAAAATCCCCACCGTCCGGTGCGGGGGCGGTGGGGACTATATGAAATAATCTTCTATGGCTTTCACTTAATCCCCAATAGCTTGCCGACTTTTCTTTGCCGCCCCGCCTTTGTTGTAGGAATTCCCGTTGCTTTTGCAATCTTGCGTTTTGCGCTGGTAATTCCAAGCGCACGTTTCCAGCTAAAGGAAAGCCCTGGTATTTTAAAGGAAGATTTTTTAGCCATTTCTAATTATGCTCCTTCTTAAAAAATTTTTTGTATTGTTGCCCTAAACTGTGCAACAAATGCCATATTTTGACTATAGGTAGATAAACCGAAAGGAGAAATAATGTGGATTGGAAGCAGAAAAATATAAAGATGGAAATTGTAAGCTGTGAAACGAAAAATAAATGTGATATAATAAAGAATGCAGAGCATATTGCGTTACTTTCTGAGGCGATTTCTTTGGCGAGTAAAATGACCCGCGATCAGTTTGATAAAATTATGGAGGCGATAAAATGAAAATTTGGGCTATCAGTAAAGAAAACGGCTACGAGCGCGAAATACTCATAATTAATCCTCCAAAGCCCCGCGGGCGGCTTTGATAAAAATCCGCAGGGTTTCCTTATCCATTTTTTTCAAAAGCTCGACAGCTTCTTTCAAATCTTCATCTTTCATCCCGCCCTCGATCTCCGGATCGGGGGCTTTTTTTGCGCCCTCCGAAGCTGCGGGGGCATCTCCGTAAAGGAGGTATTCCACGGGAACACCAAGCACTAAAGCCGCTTTTTGTAGCTTTTTAAGGCTGGGACTATGCATTCCCGTGTTCCATTGTGAATAAGAACCGGAAGAAATCCCGCTTTTTTCATAAAAGACTTGTTTCGGCATCTCTATTTCTGCCAGACGAATTTCAATTCGCCGCAAAACAGATGAAGTATCAATTTGCATAAAAAGTACCATTAAAATTTAGCAATATTTAACCCTTAACAACTCTAAGTTTTTATTGACATTAAGGAAATACTTAGGTATACTTAAACTTGCAGAGGGTAATACAAAACCGAGCCCCCTGCACTTAGCGGACTGCGGAAAATATTAAGGGTTGTTGGCACTTCCATAATACCACAGTTTGCTAAGTTGTCAAGTAAAACTTAGTTTTTGTTGATTGCGGAGAGGGAAAGCCGCCCTGATGCCGTAACATCGTGGCGGCGGCCGAGCACTTAGACCGGCGGTTGGACGATGCGGAGCCGGCTAAAGCTTTTGCACTTTTCCTCGCCGTATTCAACGGAAACTAAGCAAGAATCAAACTGGAGGTGACAGAATGAGTTTTCGCAGCGCTCGGGTGGCTGCTGGGCTAAGTGTCCGGCAGGTCATCGAGAAACTAAAGGTGACGGATGCGGCGGTTTACATGTGGGAGACCGGCACGCAGGCACCGAGAGCCAGCCGCTTGCTGGAGATCGCCGAGCTGTACGGCTGCACGGTGGACGAGCTGTTGAAGAAGGAGGATGACAAATGATCGAAACCATGACGCTGCACCAGGCATCGAAGTATCTTAGAGATAAAGGCTTGAGCCTTTGTTCTGACACTCTGGCCGACGGCCTGGAGCAGGGCGTGTACCCCTTCGGCGTGTGCATCCGCACCGACCGCAGCCGGGTATTTCAGATTTTTAAAAAGAAACTGGATGCGTGGATTGAGGAGAGAGAGGAGTAAACATGACCAACCAAGAATACAGGGCGCTGGAGGATGCTTTTCTGGCACGGCACGATGCGCTGTGCGAAGAGAAGAGCCCGCTGGAGTGCGATTGTCCGGCCTGCCCCTGCAAGGGTATGTGCGACACGCTGTGCGCTGCGGAGGTGAATTGATGGACGGGTACACATTGACTTTGGTCATCATCGGAGCCGCAACGGTGAGTTATTGGTTTGTTCGGCTGGTGGACAAGCTGGATAGACCCGGCAAATAGTAAATTGGGAGGAAATCGAGATGAAAGCGTGCAAGGGATTTGATAAAAATTTGAGGTGCCGAGGCTTCCAGTATGAGGTCGGCGGCGAGTACACGGAGGAAACCGCAGAGCTGTGCAATCGCGGACCCCACGCCTGCGAGAACCCGCTGGACACGCTACGCTACTATAGACCTGGCGATAGCCGGTACTGCGAGGTGGAGATTGAGGACAACGGACAGCGTAGCAGCTATGACAGCAAGGTTTGCGGCAAGCATATCAAGATCGGTGCAGAAATCGGGCTAAAAGGCGTTATCAACGCCGGTGTGCGGTTTGTGTTTGACAAGTGCGAGAGCGCAACCGAGGAAAACGCATCCGGTTGGAGGGGCAACGCCGACGCATCGGGTGATAGTGGCAACGCCGCCGCATCCGGTTGGAGTGGCAACGCCGCCGCATCCGGTTGGAGGGGCAACGCCGCCGCATCGGGTGAGAGG